TTATTGTATTATTGATAAGTCTTTTTATTAATGTATTCGTCTGTGTCTATGAATATAGTAAAGGTAAAAAACTCAAAAGTCAAATACTTATATCGGAACAAAGGTATTTTGTTGAGAATTTAGATAAAGATAATATAGTATTGAAAAGCAGACAGTTGGGGTTATCGTCAATAACGATAGCCCTTTCTATTCGTGCTTGTATCGTACAGGATAATACGACTTGTGTATTAATATCTCATAATCAAACATCTACAAATAGTATTTTTGCTAAGTTAAAGCAACAGTTCTTTTCATTACCAGAGTTTATAAGACCAGATTTAATAACGAATAATAGGCAAGAATTAACCTTTACTAATGGTAGCAAGATTACTTGTATGACAGCCGGTAATAAAGATTTATTAAGAGGTGAAACGGTAAATGGAGTAGTGCATCTTAGTGAGTTTGCTTTTTGGAAGAATCCAGATAAACAAATGAAAGCAATTAGTCAGGCAGTATCTGAAAGTGGAATGGTAATAATAGAATCAACTGCNAATGGTTTTAATAAATTTAGTGAAACATATTATCAAGCTAAGAATGGTGAAAATACTTATAAGCCATTCTTTTTTAATTGGATAAATGGTAAGGCATTATTTAAAAATCATTATCAATTAGCAGTAGATAGATATAAGGCTAGTAATAATGGTATGGAATTATCTATTGATGATTTAGATACAGATGAAATTATCTTATATGATATGGGTGCTAGTTTAGATCAACTTACTTGGAGAAGGCAAAAGATAGCAACAGATGGCTTAGATACTTTTAGGGTTGAATATCCATCTACTGATGATGAGTGCTTTCTTACTACAGGAAGTCAACTATTTGATGGCAATAGAATTGATAATACTATTAAAAATATTATTAATGATAAAGTTACATATATACCTAAGAATAACATAGTGGGATTACCTAGTATACTGCTTAATCTATATCCTAATTCATTACAGATGTGGGAACTTCCTAAGTCAAATGATAAGTATTATATAGGGGTTGATTGTAGTGAAGGTATAGGTAAGGACTATTCAACTATTATAGTACTTAATGCAGATGGTGAACAGGTTGCACAGTTTAAGAATAATAAGATAAAACCTTATCAGTTAGCAGATATTATTGATACATTAGGCAGATATTATAATAAGGCATTACTTACAGTAGAAAAGGCAAGTGGTGGACATAGTGTAATTGAACGATTAAGGTATGAAAAGAAATATATGAATATGACTAAATATAAGACCTATGATGAATTTAATCGTGCTATATGGAAAGTTGGCTTTGATACAAATAATAAGACAAAGAGTATTATAGTAAATGATTGTAGAGAATGGTTTGATAAAGGGCTTGTTAAGGTAAACAGTAGGGAATTACTAGAGGAAATGAAAGTGTATATTGCAAATGATAATGGCTCAATGGGTGCTATTCGAGGTCAGAATGATGATTTAGTAATGGCATTATGCTTATGTATTGTAGGTATGAAGAATGGTATATGGTATCCATTTTAATATGGTATTTCATATGCTATTTGATAGGTATTAGCCTTAAATCGGCGTTGTAAGTAGGCAAAGGGGGATTTATATACCTTTGCTTTTATAATGCCTTAAATCGGCTTAGAAAGGGGTTTTCTATATGAATATAGACAATTATAAAATGGGGTTTGATAATCCTGCTAAATGGTTTGTTGATGAAGTGCAACAAGCTTATCACAAGTCAAGAATTGCTAATGTAATTAGTAATAGGAATTATTTAAGTGGTAATCATAAGGTATTACAGAGAGAAGATGCACAGTATAAAGGTAAGGAATTAATAACAAGAAAAACTATTATTCAATATGCTAAAACGGTATTGAAATTTCATGCAACCTATTTATTAGGCAATCCAATTACTTTATCTGGTGATGAAGAAATCGTAAAGGTATTTAATGAGATTTATGATCTAGGGTTATATGATACGATTGATTATAAGATACTTGATAATGTAAATAAGTTTGCTGATGCTTATGAATATGTGTATATTGATAATGGTGTAATAAAGAGTAAGGTAATTGATACTTATGATAGTTATCCTGTATATGATGATATGGGTAATTATATATCGTTTATAGAACATTGGACTGATGCCTTTAGTAATATCAGTTATTATAATGTATATTATCCTACATACGTTGAGTATTGGAATAACGAGGGTGGAGAAGAGAAGTTGATTGGTACAAAGGTAAATATATCTGGACTTCCTATACATTATCATAACTTTAGTGATACTGATAATAACTTTGGTGAGAGTATATTAAAGGATATAAAGCCATTACTGGATGAGTTAGAAGATATATTATCTAAGATGGGTGATGCTATATATATAAATAGTTTGAATCCTATGAATGTAGCAATAGGGCAGAGAATAGAAAGTACCATACCTGCTGATGCTACTGGATATGTACTTAATCTTGATAATGGTGATTATAAGACAGTATCAACTATGATGGACTATCAGACAATTAAGTTATACCTTGATAATATAAAAGAGATGATTAGCCAAGTAGGGTGTATGCCAAGTGTATTTGGTAATAGTAATGTGGCTAATGTATCAGAAGTTAGTTTAAAGATGTTATTTCATATGGCTACAGTAAATGCTATGGAAACAGAAAAATGGCTTAATATTGGATTACAGGATAGGTTTAAGAAGATTAAGAGGTTGTTAGAGTTACAGGGAATTAAAGTTGAAGGTAATGTTAGTGTTGAATATAATCTAAGTATACCAGTTGATACTGATGAAGTAGTTAGGAACATTAAAGCTATGCGTGATATGGGTGCTATATCTATTGATACTGCTATGGAAAAGAGTGGTATTATTAAGGATATTAGTGCTGAAAAGGAAAGATTAGATAATGAGAATGTGTCGGTGGAATAGTTAAATGATAATGATTATCAATTAGAACCGTAAAATTTGCTCTGTTTAGTAGAAAATAGGATTTGTGTTCAGTGTTCTATATTAATTTCTGTTCAGCAAATACCATCATATCCATGATAAATATGCAAAAATAGGCTAAAATCATGCATAAATATCATATAAAAGAAAGATTTTATTCAATAATAAGCAAAAAGGCTTGAATAATTATATACCAATTATATACAAATGGCTACAACCATTGATTTATAAGGGTTACAGGAGTTGTCTGAATTGTCAATCTATTCGCATAACTGGACTTTCACGAATAGTTAAGTTACACTTTACACAATTAAGTGTAAGATTAAGTAGTAATAAATACTACATTACCCCTCTTTTGAAGGGTGCTTTTATCTAATCACTATTTACCCCACAACAAGAATTAAGGCTTAAATTGTCCCATATTTTTAAGTACAAAATTAGTACCAATTAAATAACTACCCCTTGTAAAATATAGGTTTACTTTACCAATATTAAGTGGTAAGATATTCCTATAAAATACTAAATGAAAACAATATATCCTAAAGTAGGTATAAATCTATTTTCATAAGTATAAAAACACAATTATAAAAGGGGAAATACATATGACACCTATTAAATGTTCAGAATGTGGAGAAATATTAACTAATGAAATGTTTCAAGTAAATATGTGTTTTAAATGTGGAAATATAATAAATAAATATCTTTCAGATGAAGAGATTGAAAAACAAAAAGAAAGAGAGAAAATACAAAAAATACAAGAAAAAAATAAATTAAATAAATTAATTAAAGAACATTTAATTACATCAGGTTATAATTTTGAAGGATATATTATTGATAAATATTTAGGGATTGTAAGTGGTGAAGTAGTTATTGGAACAGGAATTATTAGTGAAATAAAAGCAAGTTTTTCAGATGCATTTGGAATTGAATCGAATTCCTTTGAGAAAAAACTTGAAGAAGCCAAATCATTATCATTAGAAAAGTTAATTTATAAGTCAGTTTTACTGGGTGGTAATGCTATAATTGGTGTAGATTTTGACTATATTATTTTTGCTAATAATATGATTGGTATATCCATAAATGGAACATCAGTTATTATCAAAAGTCAGGAATAGTTTTAATAAATTAGATCCCTATATACCATTTCCCCATATACCATTTACACAGAAAGAGGTATCCCCACATTGGATGCCTTTTTTCTTATGGTATTTTGCTTGTATAAAGGATTTTAAGGCACTTTATATCTTACCCATACTAATTATCCTAAAGCAACCTAAACCCCCTTAAATCTTCCACAGATGCAATTTAATACAAGAAAGGAGTTATATAATGACAGTAATAGATAGATTGAAATTAGAATTAGCAAATAAATCATATTTTACAGATGAAGAGTATCAAGTATTCATAGAAGAGAATGACTTAACACCTACAGATACATATGATAAAGATACCATGCAAAAATCATTACTATTATCTGCACTAGATATACTTGAAGCAGTATCTAATGATGTAGATATTATGCGTAAAGTAGAAACTGAATTTGCTACAATATCAGATGCCTATAAGCATTTAGAAAAGAGAATACAGAAGTTAAAAGATAGGATTGCAGCCATGCTTATTGAAGAGGAAGAATATTCACCATTTAGTTTAATGTATACTAGGAAATAATAGGGTTTCTTATTCTCCTAAGATATACGAATCAAATGCAATTACTAAAATCAATTTAGGTAATATTAAAGGTGCTAAAGGTGATACTAGAGAACAAGGTGAAAAAGGTTTAGATGGCACAAATGGAAAAGTGCATATTGAATCGGATGATATTGATAAACCAATAACAAGCATTGACGTAACCAAAACAAATGACAATATTACAAATTTAATTGTTACCTATGCTGATAATACATCGGCAGACGTTGACATTTTGTACAACGCAAACGGTGACATAACCCAAATAGGAGATACTATAATAACTTACGCATAGTGCATTTACAAAATACAACAACAATGGTATAATTTACCTATAAGGGGTGATATTATGAAGAAATTAATAATACTAATAATAATTATATTGATGTTTCCATCCTCGGCACAGGCAAGTGAGTTGCCTACTTTGACAGCGGATAACCTCACCTTATCTAGTGGTGAGAGATATAATATAAACATAAAACATAAAACAAAAGGCAGTAAATATCATTGGTGGTCTGATAATGAGGATATTGCCATAGTTAATAAAAGCAACGGATATGTAACAGCCATAAGTCAAGGCATAACAAAGGTATATTGCCAGATTACCAAAGGTGAAACAGAAATTGTATTATCATGCAAAGTCGAAGTAGACAACCCCAAATTCTTTGAGCATAAATATATGGCTCATGCAACAGGTGGATATGAAGGAAATATTTATAACAATACAGAAGAAGCCTTGATAAACTCTATCGAGAATGGATATATATTCATTGAAATAGACTTAACCTTGACCGCAGATAATAAACTAGTATGCTCCCACGGATGGGATAAGGCAACGTGCGAAGCCACAGGGATTGAATACACTAGCAAAACTCCAACATATGACGAGTTTATGAGTTGGAAAATACAAGGCAAATACAACACAATAGATGTCAGTACGATTATAGATTATATGAAAGAATATCCAGACCTACTAATAGAGGTTGACCTAAAGAAATTTAATGCTAAGAAAACCAAAATAATGATTAATCAGTTAGTTGAATTAGCAGACCATGATGATACTATCCTTGATAGAATACTAATGCAGTTTACATCAGAAAATGCTTATTTTGCCATTGAAGAAATATACCAGTTTAAGTATTATCAGTACTTTACCTATAAGAGTAGAATTGCAGATGAGTTAGATGATGTGATTAAGTTTTGTAAGGATAATAAAGTAACATCAATAGCAGTTAACCACACAGTATTAACTAATGATATGATTAATACTATTAAGGATAATGGATTTTACTTATTAGCATTTACGATTGATGATGAAGAGGTTGCACAAGAATTTCTTGAAAAAGGTGTAGACACAATATGTACTAACTTTATAACTAAATAACCAATCAAATAAATAATCAACACCTTAAGGCACTTACTACGGTAGGTGCTTTTTTGATGCAAAAAGAAAGCACCCTAACAACTTGCTAGAGTGCTTATCTTCCTACTTCATCTGAATTTTATTCTGCTTGATTCTATACTTCATATTATCTAGTGGATTAAATTTGTCAAAGTCTATGGCTACATCATTAGAGAACATATTGACATATTCCTTAACAACAGTTAGATCAGAATGACCTAGTATCTTTTGTAATCTGAATATATCACCACCGTTAAGAATCCACTTTTTAGCAAATGTATGACGATATAAGTGAGCAGAGGTTTTTAATACACCACGAGATTTATTATAATCTGCTATTGATTGCTGAGTGGTACGTTCATCTGGTTTACCACCATAATTGTTACAAAACACATAATCATTTGGACTACCATTACGATAATTAAGATACTCAAGTAATATATCTTTTAAAGTTTTACTCATAGGTATTATTTGTTGCTTACGATTTTTGGTTTTTTCAATCAATATTACTTCATCATCAAAATCAAGATTACCTATTTTAAGATTTAGTGCTGATGATATACGGTTTCCAGTTGCAAGCAAGTAATTAGAAAGAACCCAAATTTTATAATGTGTAAATGAAACAGATTTAATATTAGGTTTCTTTAATAATAACTTTAGTTCTGCATCTGTATAAGTTTCTTTAATCTTTTTCTCTACCTTTGGAATTGGAATTGAAAAGGGTGGTAAATATCTTTCTTCCATACACCAATATAAAAAGGCTCTTGTACTTCTTAGATAGGAGTTAATAGTTATTTGATTGCAAGATTGCATTGAACGTTTGTTTAAGATATAATTATCAATAGTATTGGAAGTGATATCCGTTATAGATTCCAGTTGCTGTCCACAATATAACAGTAAATCTTTGTGATGTGCTTTATAAACCCTTAATGTTTTACTAGACAAATTTCTGACTTCGCATTTACGGATATAAAGTTGGAAACATTCTGATACTGTAGTTATTTCATTTTGCATTAACATTGTAATCTTTTTACCCATTTTGAATCCTCCTTTTGGACATAAAAATACTCGTAAGACTAAGTGAAAAGTATCAAATAATCTTACGAGTGTAAATAAATTGTAAAATGGATAAAAGCCTTGAAACCCTTATATCAATGCGGATGGAGGGACTCGAACCCTCACACCCTCGCGAGCGGTAGATTTTGAGTCTACTGCGTCTGCCATTCCGCCACATCCGCTTAGCAACTTTGATAATT